CGTTCGCGCCACGTTCGCCACCGGCTGGTCGGTGAACCGCAAGCACTCCTGCACTTTGGTCTCGGCGTCATGGGTGGCGGCGGTGGTGTTGTCGGTGCCCCGCGCGGTGATGGTGAAGGTGATGCCGAAGGTGGAGGTAGCAACCGACGAATAGGTCATCAACTCGTCGTCAATCCGCAGCGTGCCGCTGGCGGGGTAGTCGGTCGTGACCGCGTTCGCGACCTCGATGCTGGTCTGGCTGTCGGTGATGTCGGCGTAAAGTTCCCCCGGCGAGGCTTCCGGCGCCTGCGCCTTGCGCTCCTCCAGCTTCGCCAAAATGTCCTTGGCCTCGATGGTGACGCCGCCACCGTCATCCGGGCCGCGCGTGCCGGTCAGGAAAAACCGGCGCTCGGTCATTTGGCTGAGGGTCTGGCCGGCGTAGCCCTCATACACCCGCAGCAACATGTTGTTGCGGTAGAGATTGCGGACCATCCACTTTGACCAGAACGTGCCCCGCGTCATCGGGTCGAAACCGCGCCCGTCAACGTAGGGGTCAACCCGGCGATCCGTGTGCGGGTGGTCGGCAAAGCGGATGGACGCCAGCGCGCGGTTGCCGAGGCCCTTGGCGTCCCGGTTGGCTGAGGACAGATTGATCCGCGTGGGCGCGGTGCTGACGCTCTCCAGCGATGGGATGATGTAGGGCACGCCCGGCACCCGGTCGGCAATGTGGCCGCGCGAGAAGTAGAGCGGCAGGACGAAACTCGCCGTCATGTCCGGGGCGGCGGTGCTGTCGTAGGCGTGGAAGTGCAGCACGTCGCCGCTGAAGTCGTCGCCGTTCTCGCCGGTCGGGACCGTGCCGCCGTTGGTGCCGACCGCGCCGTCCACTGCCCCGGCCCATGTGGCGAAAGACCCGGCCGCCGTGGCGGTGCCGATCTCGCTGACCTCGCGCAGCGTCTCGTCCCAGGACCACAGCGTCACGCTATTCGCGGATACGTCGATAGCCCCGAAAAGCACCACCGTCTTGCCAAGGATGGCGCTGGCGCTGGTGTCCAGCTTGGCGCAGTTCGTCGGCGTCCCGGTGCCCCCGTCCCCGGCCCGGAACACGATGTTGCCGCCGCTGGTGATGCCGAGGTATGCCCCCGTGGTCGCGTCCCCCAGGTGCCACAGAACCCCCGCCCCGCCCGAAGGAATGCGGGCTTTCAGCGCAAAGAGGAAATCGGCGGTGCGAGCGAAGTCCGTCGCCGTCAGCGTGTCGGCCTCGTCGTACCCCCGGTCATAGGTCAGGTGCCCCGCCGGGTGGTGGCGATAATTGGCGGCGTCCTGACAGGTCGCGCGGGTGTTGTAGCACTTCGTCGCGCCGGTGCCCGTGGCGGTGCAGGGCGCGGTGCCGAAGGTGTTGCCGCAGAGGGGCTGCCGGATCTCGACAAGCTGAACCGGCTCGCGGCCTACGGTGGTTGCGGTCATCAGTCGTACCCGTATCCAGTGAGGGACATGGAGACCTCCATCAGATCGCGAATGCCCATGGTCTGCGGCACCGGCATGTCCTGCACATAGCAAAGCCCCACCGCGCCAAAGTCGGTGTCGCTGGGACGGGTCGCGATGAAGAACGGTTCCTCCTCAACGCCCCGTTGCAGCCCCGGCCAGTTGGTCCGCATCCACGCCGCCGTGATGTGCTGCCACTGGACGCTGGCCTGCTGCATCACCCGCTGTTTCGTCCGCCCCAGGAACTCGCCGGTGACGGAGGTGTTGGACCGCATCTGCGTCACCCGCCCGAGGTCGAGCGGCACATGCCCCCCGTAGAGCGGGCGCGGCATTTCCAGCACCGTGCCGAACTTGATGACCCCAACCTCCGGCGCCGTGCCCCCGCTGATGCGGATGCGCGCGCGGCTGTCGGTGGTGGACGGCAGCAGCACCATGATCGGGCTGTCATCGCTGATGGCCGTGGCCGTCAGAACGTCCGTCCATGCCCCGGCGGCGTACTTCTGCACTTGCAGGCTGTTGCCGTTGGTGCCCAGCGTATGCGCCCCGATGGCGCAGCAGTCGAAGGTTTCCGACCCGCCGAAGTTGTATTCCCACGTCGCCGCCAGCGCGGTCGGCTTCCACTTCTCATAGGTCAGGGAGTTGTCGGGACCATCCGCGAAATAGTCGGTCGCCGTGCTGGACGCCGTGACCGTGCCCCCGGTAAGCCAGCCGCCCGAATGCAGGATGCGGGCGTGGGTGTTGGCGTAGGTGCCGGAGTAGCCGCCTGTGATGATGACCGTCATTCTTGCCCGATCCCCTCGCCCGTGTCATGCTCGCCGCATGGAACTCGCATTTTTGGTATTTCTGTATTTCCTGCCGACCGTCATCGCCCTGTTGCGCGGCGCTGCTGGCTTCGGCGGCGTCTTCGTCATCAACCTGTTTCTCGGCTGGACGTTTATCGGCTGGATCATCGCCTTGGCGTGGGCAGCGGGCGGGCAGAAGGCGACCTAGACCAGCCGCACGATTGCCCCGTCCTCCTGCGCTTCGTTAATTTTGTTGATGAGCGAAACGACTTGGCTGCGGTCGAATATCTCGCCGCGCATGTGCAGATCGTAGGTTGTCCGGTTGGACACCTGCGGCGCGGCCTGCGCCGTCGCCCCACCGCCGCCGGATGCCGCGCCACCGCCGCTACCATTGGCCGACTGGCTGGCGATGTTGGAAATCAGCATCCCCGTTTTCGCAAGCGACATTGCAGTAAACGCCGCCGCGACCGGCGGGCCGCCCGTCCGCATACCAACATTCCACGCCGACACCGCCGCCTGAAACCCTTCGATGGTCGCCTGTGCGATGGCCGCCGCCTTGCCGATGGCGAAGAGCTTCTTGTTTTCCGACTGCATCAGGGACGCGAGGTCGCCCAAGGCACCGGCCCAGGCGCTCAACATCGCGTCTTGCCGCTTCCGCTCCAGATCGGCCAGCGACTCGCCGTGGTCCTTCTGAATGCGGCGCTCCAGTTCGTTGAACTCTTCTTCGGTCGCCAGCTTCCTCTCGCGGAACTCGCGCAGCTGTTCCATCTGCTGCTCGTAGTTCTCGGCGATGATCTCCTGCTCGGTGGCGAACTGGTCGCGCAGGCGCTCGAACTCTTCGGCAAAATCACGGCCGCGCCCGCCGCTGGTGCGCCCCGGCTTCCCCGGCCTGTCCGGCGGCGTGTTCCCGGTGCCGGTCGGGACGATGATCTTCAGCCTGTTCGGGTTGTCCGGGTTAACGACAAGGTTGCCGTCTTCGTCGTAGACCAGACCGCCCTCCGGGCCTTCATATTCCGGGGCGTCCCCCGGCTCGGTGATGCCGTACCTATCGTTCAAGGTATCCCCGACATGCCCGCCGGCAACGCCGGAGGGGTCGCGCAGGAACGCCATCAGCCCCTTTACTTTGGTCGCCCACTCGGCCATCATCGCGAGGCCGTTTACCGTTCCCTGGATGGCGGGGATCACATTCTCGGTGAAGAAGTCCGCGAGGATAACAAGCTCGTCTTCCAGCGCGATCAGCGCCGATATTGTCTCGGTCCTGATCTGCTGCTTCAGCACGTAAAGAGTCTGGTCAAGGCGCTCCGCCGCCGCGATGGTGTTCTCGTCTAGGACACGGCCAGTAGCCTCCGCGTCGTCGCCTAGCTCACGCATTGCGCGGCCGCCTTCGCGCATCAGCGGAACCAGCGCCGTCGCGTCCGATGCCAGCGCCTCCATGTAGAAGGTCATCTCGGCTTGAGACGCGCCAGCCTTTTCCAGCGACGACACGTAGAGTTGCAGCGCCTCGGGACCGGATAGCCGCGCGAACTGGTCCGCCGTCACCCCCACCAGCGGCGCGATGTTCTCGAAGAAATCCTTCATCGGGCCGCCGCCGGTGTTCATGAAGTCACCGATACGGTCGTTCACGTCCTTCAGGATGTCGGCCAGCTTTTCCTGGCTGATCCCGACCGTGCCAGCCGCCGCCGCCAATCGCTGGAACTCGGTGGTGCCGACCCCAGCAAGCTTTGACAGGTTGCGGACCTCGGTCCCAAACGCAGACGCTTTCGCCGTCATCACGACAAGTCCAGTCGTGATCCCAGCAATGGCCCCCGTGACACGCACAGCGTTGCGGGCAAAGGCGGCAGCCATGCGCCGGCTGTCACCCTCGAACCCCCTCAGAACGCCGCCGGCCCGGCGCATGTCCCGCTGAAGCGGGCCGATGTCCGCGCCAACGGAAACGGCAATATCACCGACTACCTGCGACATCCTCGGCCCTCGCTTCGTCTAGCAGCCTCTTGAGGCGCGCCCGCTCTTGCGGATCGTTGGCAAGCCGCGTGCGGCCGGCCCCGTCTTTCGGCTTGTGGGCTTCGATGATCCACCACACCTCGCCGGGGGCGAGACGCCAGAAATCCACCGGCGACACCCAGCTTTGACCCACGAAAAGCTGGTACAGCGTCTGGACTAGTCCTCTGCCGCCGGTGTCTGCTTTTCCGGCGCCGCCGCCTCTTCATTGATCTTGTGTCCGATGGGCGGCGACAGGATCGACAGAAGCGCCATGACGGCCGCCTGCGTCTCGATCACCACGTCCGCGCCCTTCGCCATGCTGTCCATCATGGAAAGGTACACGTCCTCGTCCGACACATCCGCGCCGGCATACCGCAGCGCGGCACCGAAGGCCGCGGCAAGGCGCGAGTATGGCGGGCCTTCGCGGCGCAGCAGCACGTTGATTGCCTGCTGCCCGGAAGCGCCCGCCAGCGCGTCCTCCACCGCCGCGATAAGCCGAAGCTGGCTCTCTGCCGGAACGGTGTACTTCTGCCCCTTCCACGAAAGGGTGACAGGCTGGAACCCCTGCATCAGGCGCTCGGGGTCCAGGTGTGGGCGCCGGAGCGCACCAGCGTGCCGTTGAAGGTCACAACGCCATCGTGGTTCCCCGTCTCCTGGTACTGCGTCAGGATGAAGGTGCCCGAGATCACGTCGCCATTCGGACGGGTCAAGGTGATGTCCGAAAGGTGCTTGTCGCTGGTGGTGGTGCTGAAGGCGAGATCGGACAGAACGTCATCGTCCGTCAGCCCCTCAATGGTCAGTTCCAGCGTCTCCGTCGCGAACTCGTCAGCCAGATATTCGGTGATGCCCGAGCTGTCGTTGTTCGTGGTGTCGATGGGGGTGCCGGCCCAGGTCACGCCCGTCACGCGGGCGCTGGCAATCGCCGTGCTGTTCTTCTTGAGGACCAGATCGCGGCCCGCGCTATTGGCCATGTTAATAGCTCCATCTGAGGGAAAAGGCGTCGCCTCACGGCGGGCCGTTGGGGGTGGGGGTCGGCATGGCCGCTCCCCGCTCTCTCGCTAGGCGAGAACTCGCGTCACCCGATCACGGGTGGCTAAAGCTGCTCGATGTAGACGCGGTATTCGTCGGTGCCCTGGTGCAGCCCCTCCGGGCCGGGGGCGATGTCCGACTGCTCGCGCCGCAGCAGGATCGAATGATGGTCGTCCACGGTGAGCGTCTGAAGGTGCAGGCGGGTCAGAACCGCATCCTGCATATCCTCGATTTCCTTCTGACTGCCCGAGCGGCTGTGGAAGTGCAGCCGCATCAGAACATCGAAGCCAACGCGCGTGTTGGTGTCGAACTCGCTGACAACGGTGGCGCCGAAGGTGATGTATGGGAAACGTGAACCCTTGTTGCCGGCGTTGTCAGCGCGGGGCGGCGTGTCGTAGATGCCCGTTGCCCCGATCAGGTTGCGCGGCGTGACCGCGTTGCCGTCCCGGTCGAGGATGGTGTTGCCATCCCGGTCCACCAGAACGTCCAGCAGGGCGCGATAGATCGCCTGCCGCAGATTGTACCGAAGCCCCATGGCTCAGGCTTTCTTGCGCGCGCGCGCCAGCGCCGCCTCGAACTTCTTGCCGAACTGCCGAAGGAACCGCTCGGTCATCTTCTG